AAGATCTATGGATGGATCTTCGGAATTATTATTAACCGAGGAAGAAAAGAAACAACTATTGGATCAGATGGAAAAAATTGAGGATGATATTTCCTATAATGAAAGTTAAATGAGATATGAAAAAATTAGAATTTATTAATTTAATAAAAGAAGCTATAATCCCCGAAGTACGTAAGGTAGTCAGGGAAGAACTAGGAATGTTAAAGGAAAAGAAAGTCGATCATTCCAAGGTCATAGATCACGGTATAAGAATGTCGGAATTAGCTGATTCAAATAGGATTAAAAAACCAATTAAAAGAAAAAAGTTTTCGAAGGATCCCGGTTTGAATGATATCTTAAATGAAACTGCCATGGATATGTCAGATCCGGAAGAGTATAAGACACTAGGAGGAAAACCCTTTACTGGAAACATGGCTCAGATGATGGGAATGAATCCTGATGAGATGTTTGGAGATCAAAAAGTAACTGCTGAATCCATGATACCAGATGACAAGAAACACATTCAAATTCCAGATGCTGTTCAGAAGGCATTAACTAGAGATTATAGCCAATTGGTTAAAGCTATGGATAAAAAGAAGGTTTAACTGAATGGTAGAATCCTGGCTTTATACTGGCGGAAATAATTCAACAACTCGGGATTCAACTAGAGTTTTTAACACTAAAGTAAATACTGAAGCCAAATTACAAGATAGAAGTTTAAATCTACCCATGGATCTTGGATACGGTGTTGTGACGGGAATAACTGAAGACACCTCTGGTATTCCATCTGGAATAAAAGTTCTTTTAACAAAAAGAAATAATAATCCAGCATCTACAGTTTCAGATCCCATTGTTGCTTTTCCACTATCTAAAGATTTAACTAAAATTCCCCTTATAAATGAGACGGTTTTATGTATTAGATTACCAATAACTTTGGGCCCGGGAGATTCGGAGCAATGGTATTATTTTTCTAGCATTAATTCTTTTGACAATATTAACAATAATTTAGTTGGTGGGGTTACTTACGATAGAAGGGGAGATTATAATGGTGAAACTTTTGTTTCTCAAGTAGTTCCAAATATGAAACTATTTGAAGGTGATACGTTAGTTCAAGGTAGATTTGGGAATACGGTAAGACTTAGTAGTACTAGTGTGGACAATGATTGGTCAGTGGGAGGAACTTCTGGACATCCCATAACAATAATATCTAATGGTGGTGGAGATTTAGAAAACTTAGATGATGATCCTTCTTCCATATATTTAACTGATGATCAATCTTTGCCCATTTATTTACAATCTCCTGCACCGCCGACTCTCCAACCACCAGAACAATATTCTGGAACTAGTCAAGTAGTAATTTCTTCGGATAAATTGGTTTTTTATACGAAAAATGGAGTTGGAGATATTATAATATCTAGTTTGGGTACTGCTTATTTGATGGGAACCAATATTCATCTTGCAACTAATGAATGGTCAAATGTGGATTTTACTGCATTGATGGATATAATTGAAGGACTTATAGATCAATTAAAGGATCTTACTTCAGGCCAAGCAAAATTTGCCACTGGAGTTGGCCCAACGGGACCTGCTACAAATATGAGTCAAGTCATGAAATTAAAAACCGATCTTGCTCTTTTGAAAGGATAAATCATGTTTAATTATGCAGCAATCCCTAAATCTTTAGGAGAAAATAAAATTATAAGCTCATCACCAGCCGCCGTAGCAGCAGGAACTTCTTATGCATGGGCAGCTGCAGAATGGACTGACTTCATTAGTAGTTTTGCTAGAACAGTAACTCCTCCTGTACTACCCCCGGTTGAATGGGCTGGAAGAACAGCTTTATATGGAATTTTATATTCGGGACTTTTAACTCCGGGTGGATTCACTAGTGCATTAAGAATAGGTCTTTATACATATGCAGGATTTTTAGCTCTTGGTATGTTACCTGCTTTTGTTGGTATACCTCCGCTAATTCCAGTATTTCCCGAACCTGCAATTGCAATGGGGATGTCTAGTCCTTTTGTTCCTGGATATCAAGTTATGTTAGCTCATTATACTGCGATTGCTTTATTTTTTCAAACTGGATTTGCTGTAAGTACAGTTCCCCCATTTCCTGTAGTTAAGTGGATTTAAAATTTTAGAAATTAATATTTATATTATGATTAATTATGGCTAGAGAAGTATTTAAATATGAACCCATAGATTCTGAACCAGACGTTGCGGTCGGTTTGGCTTTGCCCATTAATATAATGAGGGGGAAATTTAAATCGACATATACAACAACGGATCAAGCTAGAACAAATTTAAAGAATCTTCTATTAACAATAAAGGGAGAAAGAGTTTTTCAACCAGATTTTGGTACTAATTTATATAAGGTCTTGTTTGAACCGAATACTGAATTTTTGAGAGATAATATAAGAGAAGAAATTAAGAGTTCTGTTTCAAAGTGGACTCCATATATAAATTTAAAATCCATACAAGTGTCTGGACAGGATAATACTGTTAGAGTCAAGATTGATTATAGTGTTTCACCATCAAATTTTGGTTCATCCATTACTTTAGAATTTGATCTGTCTACAGGTATATCGTCTGAGATAGTGGGATAGGAATAATTTAAAATGGCTTATAAAAATTTAAATGTACAAAAAGATTCCAAGGAGATATCTTATCTAAATAAAACCTTTGGCGACTTTAAAGCAAATCTGATAGATTTTGCTAAACAATATTTTCCGGATGCTTATAATGATTTTAATGAGGCAGATCCGGGAACAATGTTTATCGAGATGTCTTCATATGTTGGAGACGTGTTATCTTTTTATTCTGATTATTTATTCAAGGAAAACTTGATACAATATGCTACGGAAAAATCTAATGTTTATTCAATTTCACAAGCTTTGGGATACAAGCCCAAGATATCTGTTTCTGCTAATGTTTTTTTGGATGTATATCAGATAGTTCCACCTACAGGAACTGGTGCTAATGTTACTCCAGATTATAATTATGCACTGAGAATTAATGAAGATATGGGAGTCAGAGCTGATAATGGATCGGAATTTAGGACCATTGAGCCCGTAGATTTTCAGGTAGATTCAGCATTTGATCCCAGAGAGGTGTCAATTTATAGTGTAGATGCCAATGGAACTCCAGAATATTATTTATTAAAGAAAAGGGTTCGAGCGAGATCTGGTGAGATAAGGACACATGATTTTCCTGTTACGGGAATACAGAAAAACTTTAAGATTTTATTATCAGATGAAAACGTTATTGGTATATTGAGTGTTACTGATTCAGATGGTAAAGAATGGAGGGAGGTAGATTATTTGGCTCAAGAAACTGTTTTTAATGAAACGGTTAATTCAAATACAAACGATCCTTCTATGTCTGGCCAATCTGCAGAAACCCCATTTCTTTTGTGTTTAAAAAAAGTTCCAAAGAGATTTATTACAAGAGTAAATTCCGAAAATAAATTAGAACTACAATTTGGTTCTGGGATTAGTAGCAATCCAGACGAAGAAATTATACCAAATCCAGATAATGTTGGATCTGGTTTGCCCGGCAGTGTAAATGAGTTAGATAGAGCTTTTGATCCCTCTAATTTTATTTTTACAAAAACATATGGCCAAGCCCCCAAGGAAACAACTTTTACGATAAAATATTTGGTTGGTAGGGGCATAGAGGATAACGTAGGAAGTGGAGCCATTTCTAACATCTTTACTTCAGTAGTAAATTTAGATACTACAGATCTGATTAATACCACAACTAATACAGTAAAAAATTCTTTAGCAGCATCAAATCCAGCTCCAGCTCAAGGAGGAAAATCTTCAGATACAATTGAAGAGGTTAAAAATAATTCTCTAGCACATTTTAGAACTCAAAATAGGGCAGTAACAAAACAGGATTATTTAATAAGAACATATTCAATGCCGCCAAGATTGGGAAGCATTGCAAAAGCCTGGATTGCAAGAGATGTTCAAATGGTTGGTAGTGCACCAGTCGCTCCTTGTGTTGAAACAGCTTCCCCTGCGGGAGGTAGCCTCGGCGGAGGTGATTCACCTCCAGGTGATTATGAATTTGATGAAGAGGGAAATCCTATAGGAGAATCACCAGCTGGCCACGACAATCCCCCCGGCCAGTTGGGTGGTTTAAGTGTTGATATACCTTCTGTTTTAAATCAGGTTGATAATTGTTTTTCTTTGGATCTATATGTTTTGGGATATAATGCTTCTAAACAATTGACAAAAGTCAATAGTGCAACAAAATTGAATCTCCAAACCTATCTTTCTCAATATAGATTATTAACGGATGCTATAAGCATCAAGAATGCTTTCATAATAAATATTGCAGTATATTTCGATATAGTTCCTCTTCCAAATTTTAATGCGAGAGAGGTTCTTTTATCTTGTGTTGAGAGACTTAGGGATCACTTTAAGATAGACAAATGGCAAATAAATCAACCAATAATAAAAAAAGATCTGACAACACTATTAGCAACTACAGCTGGAGTTCAATCGGTACTGGGAGATCCGGTTGTAGTTAATAAGTGGAAAACATCGGATGGATATTCAGGAAATATTTATAATATTCTAACTGCTACTAAAAATGGAGTTGTTTATCCGTCTTTAGATCCTGCAATTTTTGAAATAAAATATCCGAATAATGACATACAGGGTAGGGTTGTACCAATAACGAGTTAAGGATTTAAAAATGATTTATAGTATTTTTCCAAATGACGATACTACTTTATATGAAGCTTCAAGCAGTTTAAATACTGGTTTGGATGCTATTTTAGAAATAACTAAATTGGGAGATCCATCTGGCTCCGCTGGTTCATTGGTATCTAGTGGCAGCATTTTTAATACTCGTGCTCTAATTAAATTTAATATTACTAGTATATCGGCTTCTGTAGCTGATGGAACCATAACTAGTCCAAAATTCTATTTAAAATTATACGCCACTGAAGTTAAAGATCTAAATATATCCTATAATTTGAAAGCATTTCCCGTCTCTCAATCTTGGAACCCTGGCCAGGGAAGATTATTCAATAATCCAAAATCAGATGTGGGGGCTAGCTGGAAATATAGAGATAGTAAATTGATTGGAACACAATGGACGACTGCTTCATTTGCTGCAGTCTCAACTGGGTCTTTTATCTCTGAACCGGGAGGCGGAACTTGGTATACTTCATCTGTGGCAAGTCAAGCTTTTAGTTCTCAGACTGCTGATGTTAGAATGGATGTAACAGATATTGTTATGAGTTGGATTAGTAGTAGTGTTCCCAATGAGGGTTTTATAGTTAAACGTCCCATGTCTGAAGAAAATAATTCTACAGCATATGGAAGTCTTAAATTTTTCTCGCGAGATACGAATACAATATATCTTCCCAAACTTCAAGTTGCGTGGGACGATAGTTCCTTTGCAACAGGATCCTTATCAGCATTGACGGATGAAGATATTATATTATACATGAAAAATAATGTAAATTCATATCCTTCTGGGTCTAGATCTAAATTTAGAGTTGTGGGAAGGGAGAGATACCCGGCCAAGACTTTTGCAACACAATCTTCAGCATTGACGATAAAATATCTTCCGACTTCGTCTTATTATTGCGTAAAGGATGCTTCGACTGAGGAAACTATTATTCCATTTGATCCAGATTATACTAAACTCAGTTGTGATGGTACTGGAAATTATTTTAAATTATGGATGGACGGATTACAGCCAGAGAGATATTATAAATTTGTCTTTAGGGTTGATACTGAAGGCAACACAGTTAAGAGGTTTTTTGATGATGATTATATTTTTAAGGTTACGAGGTAAATAGATGGGGTTTGTAAAATGGAAATATACATTACCTGGTGATAATGTTGCAACACAGGTCGGGGAAAAAAATCTTGGTCCTTTCATGTCTAGTTTGTGGGTCAATCTTGATAGTTCATTTCCTACCTGCTGGCTGGCGTTAAATTACGTATTGAGTGTAGGAGGTACTATCAACAATACTTTTAGTGGGAATTGTCCGGGTTTCAATGCGCAATTCGTCAGTCCATGGAATCTAGTTCACCCTTTCTTTAGTACCATAGATTATGGATTAGGAACCGGTCAATATGAATCAATTCAAGAGTCAGAGTATGAAATATTAAACGATGGAACTTTGGATGTTTCGTCTGATGGTGGATTGAATCCAGCCAATCTGAACAACATCAGTATTAATTTTGGAAAGATTAAAATTCCAACGCAAATAAGATTATTTGATCAAAAGTATTTTGACAATCTTATGGATGTAAGAATACACGAATTATTGCCTAAAATGCCGGCTCGTTGGCCGAAAGAACCACCCAAATTTCGTCAGGTTTGGCATTGGAAGGCTGGCCCTGGTGGATGGCCATCTGGCCCGGAACAATTATGGGGGATTGATACCACTACAGGACAGGGCCATAACGGTCAACCGTTTAAGAAAAATAAAGGCCACTCGTGGTCTAGAGCGGACTATTATCGTCATATGTTTCAGAAGATGGGAGGTAATAATCCTGGTAATTATCCCATGCCTGATGATAGTGTAATAGATGCTTGGGGGTCTATTACTTCTAATTGGAAATATCCCATGCCCCCGGGAATATTGTGTTATAATATTGCTGATTATATTGAAGGAGGAGATAGACATACGCCCTCCGGCGCTTGGAGCTGGGGTACCAAACTAAACCAAAAAGCAACTGGCCCTGCGGGAGTCGGAAAATATGTTGTCCTATACGAGGATCATCCTCTTTTTGTTGCAGATGTATATAATTTTAAAACCACTGATGAATCAGAAATGCCAGAAGAAATAATAGCTTATGGAAAAAATACGGAAGTCGAAACGGGCTTAGAATATGAATGGATCGTGGATGGTAAGACGGTATCAACAGATAGATATTATCAGGTGTGGAATCAAGCTAGAAATCATGATAATATAGGCAGGAGAAACGAAAATGAAAATAATTCTTTTGATACTTCGGCTATTACTGTAACTTTAATAGTAAAGAATAAAGTTGGCTCTGTTTCAACAACTATTCAATATATGGTTTGGGGTGGATTATCCTCTGAACCAGTCCCCGAGGGTTCATCTGATCTTGGGTTTCCTCTTGATTATGGATTGTGGTCAGATACTAATAATACTCCACAAACATCGGTAGATGGTCCACAGACTTTACATTGGGGGACTCCGTTTTGGAAGACCGAGTCTATATCCGGCCGGACTGACCTATCACAGCCCCACATACATGTACCCATGGGAGCTCCCTGGGGTTCTTATTATACATGGGATGGTGATGCAGATGAGGTCATGGTGATCGATGAGGAAATATCTGGCCCAGAGCATTCTCCAGTATATCCGTGGACTATTTTTATGGAGGGCAGAAATGGCACATGGGACGATGATACGATCTATGCTCCTCCGATTGGAGTAACCGGCGAGGGCCCAATCGATTGGAATTCCTCCGATCATGTTTTTAGACAAGCCGAGGTACTAGATGAACAGAATTTCGACTTTGGAGCTCCAATTCCATCATATGCCGGCAATACCACTTACATTGATCAATCAATAAGAATCGATGAAGCTCTAATGATGGGACCTTTTTCCCAAGAAGGATATGGCACGGGACTGGGTTCGCGTTCGTCTACTGGGAATGGATATTTGAATTTTTGGAAAGATAGAGTTTGGTCCTCTGGGGGCTTTCCACCCCAACCACCCTTTACGGGCGCGCCAACTAGTAAAGATGGAGCCAATCTAGATAGGGTTGATCCAGCTTTAACAGGATACGCAGTACCGGGTAATGGTCTCTATAAAAGTATTTGGCTAAGAGGACCAAATGCAAAAGAGGTGCAACAAGATAAGGATCTTATTAAACAATCTGGCCAGGCCCCTCAGAACCCGGGTTTTGGGTCTTTCACGAGCTACTCTCAAACCCCATCCAATGGAGGTCTGGCTACTAGATTTATGCTGAAAATCCAATGGCGCGCTTATGATCCTAGCTACAAAATAAGCGAATACGGTACAGACTATCAATATGGCCCTCCTGAGAGGAATCCATGGGCCCAATGGTTAGTATTAATAGTTCCACCCTTGGGGACATTACCGATAACCAGTAACGGCACCTGGGCTAGAGATACAACTGACGACTACGGAAGGACACCGATTACCACCACAGCCAAATGGGAGAACAGATATACAGCTACGAGTACTAACGATCAAGGCTATGTTCTATTTGATTTTGGCGAAAAAACAACTGGTATGGGTCACCCAAGCTATACATACAATTATGTGCCATGGTTGCCTGTAATTGATCCGGATCGTTATGGTACAGGTGAGGGCTATAAACGATGGTGGAGTTGGTTTTGGCTGGGGATGACCGATGACCATTATGGCGGAACCTCCAAACCGCGGTATTACTCGGATTATACAAATTATCAAAGTGATCAGACAAAATTAGTTTTGGTTTAAAAACTAAAACCATGGGATATAATGACTATATACAAAGACATATCATCAGATAGAATTGATATACTCAAAGCAGATCAATTGGGTATATTACAAAGGGGCGTTGAATCCAAAACCAATTTTGGCCAAACCAAACTAAATTATTGGTTAGATAATACTGGGCAGCCAGCTGAACCTCCCTTTCGTGATTATTTGGAAATTCACTTATATGATGGAGATGACAATCTTTTAAGTAGTAATTATAATGCCGATTATTCCATTCCCAACTCCGAAAATCTTGAATTTAATCTTGTTAATAATTTAAGAGGATTATCCGGGTTTTTTGGAAATTTAAATGTTAAATTAAACTTTTTTAGAAATTTTGTTGGGAGTTTTGAAAAACCAAAGCCAATTATAACAAAAATTTCACCATCTAGATTAGAAGTCAGAATAGAAACGCCAACTAAAGATGATAGCGATGGAATTGTCTTAAATAATAATTTTTTCAATTTTGTTGATGAGGAGTGGAAAAAGGATAATTCTGATTATATTCCTGCATATAAGGAATTATATGTTTTAAATTTTGGAGATAATAATTTAATTCCGATTGTTAATTATCTCCAAGATCGATGGACAGTTCCAAAAAAGCCCCATTCAATAATATTAAAATTTTCCGAACCTCTTAGCAGAGATATTAAAGTGGGAACAGATTGTTGGATATCCCAGCCAATAATTCAATCTGTTTCTTTTCCAATATCCGTAACCTCGCCATTTATTCCAGAAGTAGAAACTGGTAATCAATTATTGGGTCCAAACTTTTTTGTCAATATGGATTTAAACTATTTCTCAAATACAACAGATTTTGAATCTTACAATACTCTCTTAGCAGCCGACGGAAATACAAAACGGGATCTTATAAATAAATATTTTAGTGGTAGTCTGCAAGGCGTTAATTTGGGGATTGATTTTAAAAATTATAATGAATTCATTCATTTTAGTTCAGCCGAAGAGAGGTTGAGAAATTTTAGATATAAGTTGAAATTAGTAGAACAATACGATACTCAAATATCTGATTTAACAACACTATATAGTTCCTCAACTGCGTATCAACCATCTGCAAGTGTCACGGCTTCTTCGGAATTTATAACTAATAGAAATAAGTGGCAGGGAAGAAAAGATCAATTGATTGGAAGCTTTGATCCATATGAATATTATTTGTACTATGAAAGTGGTTCATATGTTACTAGTTCTTATGGAGAATTTACCCTTGCTACTTGGCCTAAAACGAATTCTGTAAAACCATTTACTTTATCTGCAGTTGGTTCTTCTGAGGCAATAGAATGGTTTGGAAATGTTTCGGATCATACCGGTCAGGTATATTCGGCTTCATTATATGATTTAAATAATCCTCATGTTTTGAGGAATACAATACCTGCTCATATCAGAGAAAAACCAGAGAACGAAGATTATGTTCGCTATGTAGATATGATGGGTCAACACTATGATATATTGTATAATTACGTTGATCATATAGGAAAGTTGTATAATCGCGATGAGAGATTATATAGGGGACTTTCAAAAGATTTGATATTTGATTCACTTAAATCATTTGGTTGGGATGCAGTGAGTGGGTTTAATGTTGAAGAATTATGGACTTATGCTTTGGGAACTAATCCAAGTGGTAGTTATGTTAGTTCTTCTTTGGATCCCAATGGTGTTGGCCAATATGTGACTTCGGCATCAAATCCAGCAACTTTAGCATCTATGGGCTACGGCTCTTCTGTTCCAAGAGAAGATATTACAAAAGAGGTCTGGAATAGGATATTGACAAATTTACCATATCTTTATAAAACAAAGGGAACTAAAAGAGGGATCCGAGCATTAATGAATTGTTATGGAATACCTTCAACTATTTTAGAAATTCGAGAATACGGTGGACCAGAGGTTACTCAAAGTGCTAATAGTACTTTTCAATATGATAGATTTAATTATGCATTAAATTTTGATGGATCTGGATATATAAATTGTGATTGGAATCCTGTTAATCAAACAACAATACCTTCTACTTTACAAGGCATGCCTAGATTGCAGGAATTTAGAGTCAAACTTTCTGGAACTTCGGATTATTCATTATTAGTAAGTAGTGGTTCAGCAAAATCAAAAGATATCCAATGGGGAGTCTTTTCAGAATACAGTTCTTCAAATACTATTAATCTTCCAACACAGGGTAGATTAACTTTTGTTTTAAGTGGAAGCAATGGTTATGCTTCAGCATCAACAGCCTATTTACCATTATATGATGGAGATTGGTGGAATGTAAATCTTGCGACTAGTGAACCTGCTACAGGAGATCATACTCCTTCTCCCGATCAAACTTGGATTCTGAAGGTTAAGAAGTCTGCCGATAATTCTCTAGAATGCTTTACAGACGATTGTCGAATAACTCATAGTGGAAGTGTAATTTTAGATTCTTCAACAAATACAGTAATGGGAAATGCAACCTCAAGTTATAATATGGCTTGGGCAGCATCGGGTAGTACTAGATTGAGAATTGGCGGAGCTCCAATGAATGAAGTTGATTCTTCTTTTCCAAGTAGTATGTTTTCTGGATCAATACAAGAGTATAGACAATATATGGAACAATTAAATGATAATATATTGGATGCTCATACTCTATCTCCATTGTCTGTTATTGGAAATCACTATAGTTCTTCTTTTGATCTGATGGTCAGAAGATATACTCTTGGCAGCGATCTTCGTACGTTAGACCGAGCTACTTATACAGCTATATCATCAAGCCATATAAATCAGCACATAGATCAATATTCTACTGGTTCTTTGGGAGGATCAACAAGTGCTTCTGCAGTTGGCTTTACAGCTGGAACGGGGTATTTTGATTTTGAAGAAACTTATTGTACAATAATACCAGATTTGGTGGGTTCCAGGCCGATAAATAAAAAGATTAGAATAGAAGATAATGAATTATTTACTCAAAGTTTGAGTTTAAATGAAAGCTTTCAAACTAGTTCCTGGGAACTTTCACCCATAGATTCCAACAAGGTTTCAGTATCATTATCTCCGACAAATAATATTGATTTAGATATATCCTATCAATTTGGAGGTTTATCTTTTGACGATTTTGTTGGTGATCCAAGAGATCAGTTTAAAACTCAATATTCTGAATTGACAGGATTGCAGTACACTTATAAAAAGAAATTAAATAGTCGATATAACATATATGCATTTTTAAGATTGATGAAATATTTTGATAAAGCCTTATTTTTGCAACTTGAAAGAATGTTACCTGCTAGAGCTAGATCATTTGTTGGAGTAACTATTGAACCAAATCTATTGGAAAGACCTAAGATCAGAGGGACGAATTTATCGGGAAGTTTTACTTCGCTATCTCCTGTTTCAGCTCCTCCAGAGATAAATCTTAATATTAGTAATCCTAATGCTTCTAACGTTCAAGAATCTCTATCTAAATCTGACATTCCATATTATTCTTTGCAATCTGGAATAAGTGCTAGTATATTTTCAAGTAAAATAACGGGCCGATATCCTCAATATGAGGGTTCTATGTATAGTTGGAAGAATTTAGGAAAACTATCTCCTGCAATAGGTGATGCAATAATAGGAGACACTTTTATTGTAGGGGGAGGAATATTTTCTGTAGATGATAATCCATACTCGTTTAGAGAAGCAATTCAACCAAATGTATCGGGATCAACTTTATCAAAAATTAAACAAATTAAGAATGGATTTTTTACTAGCAGTAATGTAACTCCAAAAATGGCGGATATTAGTGCTTCTTTGGGCTTATATGAATCTACATCATTTGCTTATGCTAGAGTTCAGGACTATTTGCCAACAACCATAAATAATTTGTTTTATGAGGGATCTTCATTGTTTAGTGAATTAGTTACCACTCCGGGATCTATGTCGGGAATATATGCCATTGGATCTAGCGGTAATGATTCGTCTTTAAGCTATCAGAGTACTTCAGCAGTACCCGATAATAAACCAGTTATAGAAGTGTTTACAACAACAAACAATGTTTATTATGTAAGAGCTCCTGGTCTTAATAAAACAGAGGCAGTTTCTCCCGATGTAAGGGTTCCTTTTAATTATGCTGGGAATGATGGTCCAGATGGTCCAGCATCCATGTTATTGCCTATACTTGCAAAAGGGAAGGCTCGTGGTAATAAATAATAATAAAAATATACTTATAATAGATTATGGGATATATAGATAATACTTTAGTAACAATAGATGCAATAGTAACTGCAAGGGGTAGAGAACTACTTTCTAAAGGTCGTGCTAAATTTAAAGTTTCTAAATTTGCTGTGGCTGATGACGAAGTAGATTATAGATTATGGGACACTGATAATACAAATGGTTCAGTATATTATGGCCAAGCAATTGAAAACATGTCACTTACAGAGGCCAATCCAAACCAAGATACAACTATGAATTTTAAAATGCTTTCTTTACCTAAAAATATAGAAGTGGTTCCGACGATAGCATTATCAGGGGGAAAGTATTCTCAATTTATGCTTTGCAAAATCCCCCATTTTGGGAATCCAACATACCCATATGCTAATGCAGAGGCCCTCCGGCCAGTGACATATAATCCATCGGATGCTAATATTACATCTGGATATACGGCAATAGTTTCTGATAGGAATATTTTAAGAATAGAAGGTTATGGAAATAAATTCTCTCCTGCTACTGGAGGCACTACTTGGGCTTCCAATAACGGTGGATTTGTTATAGATCCAAGTACTGGAAAATATACAGTCAGGGCAACCGGCCAGTTTTTTGAAATTAATCTAGCTCAGTATGTTAAACCTGGAGAGACTGAAACTGCATCTGTAACCATTATTGCAAATGATACGGCAGGAAAATTTATAGTTAATTTCACCGTGTGGAACCCAGGTTCAAGCCCCATTCCCTCCGGAGGTGGCGGCGGCGGATGCTTTGCTGCTGGAGCTAAAGTTGTAACTAAAAACCGTGGTATTGTTAATATTGAAGATTTAAAAATAGGCGAAAAAGTTCAAACGGAAAGAGGCTGGTCTAAAATTTGGGGATATCAAACTTATACTCACAATTCAGAAATGGATTTTATGGTAATAAAGCATGCAGAAGATCAGATAAAGCTATCGACATTGCATTATATTTATGTAAATAATAAGCCGGTATTTGCAAAAGATGTCAAAGTTGGTGATAAAATAAAATATAAAGGAAAATATGTAAAAGTATCTGAAGTATCTAACAAAAGATCCAAAGGAATATATTCTCCTATGACAATAAATGGAAGAATAAATGTAAATGATATTGATTGTTCGATTTATACAGATGTACCTCACTTCTTAACTTATCCATTAAATAAGATTGCTAGAATCATATTTTTACTTTTCCCAAAAGAAAGATATAAATATTTTAATATGAAACCAGTTAATAAAGATTCTAAACAATTATTACAAGGTATGCATAAGTGGATGTATATTTTTGGAAGGTTAACTGGAGTGACTGACAAAGCTAAAATAGAGGAGAGATTAACTTTAGAGGAATTAAGAAATGAAAAAAAATAGTTATAATATTGCAATAGTTTTAACCCAAGTAATACATTTTATATATCTTATTTTATTAGCTGCATCAATTCCACTTTTAGTCATATACGAACCCTTTTGGGTATGGGTTCCTCTAAATGCTTGGGTGGCACATCATGTTTTTGCTAGATATTGGAGGGATTGTCCTTTAACTAGGATTGAAAATGGATTTCGTAAGAAGATAGGAAAACCCGAAATACAGACATTTACATTATCTTTATTAGAAAAAATAAAGGGTATTAAATAATATGGGATATATTGACGAAAATGAATTAACGGTAGATGCAGTTTTAACCAGACGGGGTAGAGATTTAATGTCTTCTGGAGAAGGAACTTTTGCAATAAGTAAATGGGCTTTAGCTGATGATGGAGTTGATTATAGGTTATGGGATGAGATGCAGTGGACCACTGGATATTTTGGCAATGCAATAGAGAATATGCCAATCTTGGAACCAAATCCCATTGCAAACAGACACTTACATTCTAAATTATATAAGAAGTTACCACAAAATACAAATAAACTTCCTACAATGAAAATTTGGTCGGGTGTTGTTCCGGCCGGTGGATATTTTATCAATAGTTTGAGTTATCAAATAAGTACAAACGATGGTGGTATAATTCTTAATCCGATGCAAGTAAATCCAAACATACCGGATCAAGGATGGGTTATTCCAGGAAATGGAATATTTGCACCCATGGGATATACAGCTGTTGTAAGGGATGCTAGGGTTTTATCTCTTAGTGGTGGTATATTAACAGGAATTAAACTTCCAGATCTGGGATGGTCTACTAACCCCATTCAGTCTATAATGGGAACTTCAAATGGAAATCCAATTGCTACTGTTAGTGCAAATACTTTTTTCTTAGAACCAAAGTTTATTAAAGACACTTCGATTACCGAACAAAATACTCAGGTTTTTATTCATGATAATGAAATAGGACACAATCTCATAATTGATGTTAAAGTAATTAGAGGGCAGATCTCGAATATACCTGGTCCAAGTGGCCCATGGGGGGGAGGCCCATCGGGAAATCCAGGCGGTCCAGGTCAACCATTAGGTCCAATCGGCAAGCCAGGAGGAGGAGGTGGAGGTCCAGGCCCAGGCCCACCGGGTCCAAGTCCACCTGGTCCAGGCCCAGGCCCAACGGGTCCAAGTCCACCTGGTCCAAGCGGCCCAGGAGGACCCTATGGTCCATAAGGTCCAAGTCCACCTGGTCCCAGTCCACTGACTACTAAGACTTATTAGAAGCAGATATTTAATTTGAGGGTATTGAAAAAATATGATTTAATTGGAATAAATTTAAATAAAAATATATTTATATTAGAAGAAACGATTTTAAGGAAAAATTATGGCATATCTAGATTCTGGCACACTTACTGTTGATGCAGTTTTAACAAAATTGGGAAGAGAAAAACTTTCTCAAATGGGACAAGGACTTCAAATAGTTAAATTTGCCTTGGCGGATGACGAAGTAGATTATAGCCTGTGGGATATAAATAATTCGAATGGAAGTGCCTATTATGGCGAAGCAATTGAAAATATGTCTCTCATAGAAGCTAATCCAAATGAAACCTCTACAATGAAGCGTAATTTAATAACATTGCCAAAGAATTCACAGAGACTTCCAACCATTGGAATGGTTGGTGGAATTACTTCTTATACAATAGATTCCGGTACAACAATTCCTTTAATATTAAAGATGCAGACTTTTAATCCCGCAGGAGGAAATGGTACATTGGGATATACGGCTACTATTCTTAGTGGGGCTATTTTACAGATAGAAGGTCAAGGTGTAAATGCTGGTGGGGGAACAAGCTGGTGGCTTAACCAAGGTATACAAACAAATATGGAGAATAGGGTTATTACTGCAACGGGGATGGAATTCTCGATTTTGCCTGTCGCCCAATATAATCAAAATAGGGTAACACAAGTTATGATATCAGGGAATGAGACCGGCGGACATATAGTAGTTGATATTACAGTAAACCAGATGTCAGTAAATGTCCTAGTCACATAACTGTTTAAATTGAAAAAACAATATGAAAAATTTAATTAATAAGGAAATATAGAATGGCAACATTTACACAGTTTGCAGGCACTGAGATTGTATCTGATTTAACAGCTCAAAAAGTTACTAGTACATTATGGAGTAATGGAGCAACATTGGACGGAACTTCTGGTTTGGGATTCTTCACCTCTTCGGCTCAGGGTAGTACATCGGAATCTTTTTATCATGTATATGATTATGATCCATCAAATGCAAATGCCCAGATTCAATTTGATATTGCTTATGGCCATTATGCTGGAAGTGGTTCGACTAAAGCACCTGGAGCTACTGCTGGAATTACTCCAACTCATGCAGTTTATTCTCAATGGAAAAATCTATTATTAGAATCGACCTCAAAGAAGTTCACAATTAATAGTGCACAAAGTCCTGATATATATGTTCTAAATGTTGCAAGAAATAGATATAAACAAAAATTAAGTCCTGAGGGTTTTGAGCTTCATATTAGCGGAGCGATGAATCCATTAAAATTAAAAGCAGATATTGTTACTACTCCAGTACAGGTAAATGGTTTAGATACATATAAAATAGTTAGCGGGACTATAGCCGGAGGCAATGTATCATTAACTCCTGAGTATGGAGTTATGTACCCAGATATGGGCGTTGTTATATTGGGTCCATCTGGGTTAGATGCTTCTGCTTCATTGGGTACTGTAAGGACTAGCGAAACTGATGCTATCAATAGCTCAAGGCTTTTTGAGCATATTAGTGCTAGTAAATATTTTTCTGGAAAGAGCGAAGAACATTTAAAAAGCACTATTTACTTTGTTAATGTAAAAAATGGTGAATATAATTTTACTGCCAATCCCACATTTATTTCCGGATCAGCAACTGATGGAATATTTAGGTTTCAGTCACAGATTGGAGATCCCCAGGTTTATATAACTACAATTGGATTATATAATGCTAATAATGAATTACTAGCAGTTGCAAAATTAAGTAAGCCTCTTTTGAAAAATTTTAGTAGAGAAGTTTCAGCAAGGGTTAAATTAGATTTTTAAAGACTCAAAAATATTCTTATGTCATTAATTTTTAAAGAAATATTTAAAGAAGACATAAGCATAACTCCTTATATTGCTCATAAAACTTGGAATGTTACAGATGAGACTACTGGTAGTTATGGTATAAGAGAATATACGGCCATAAGTTCTTCGCGTACAGGCAATACAGCTATTGCATGGTCATGGTTACCCCTTCAAGGTAAAAATATTGCACCCGTTTCCACTGGCAGCCAGGCAGCTACTGTCAATTATCTCGTCGCTCCTAATACTCCAGGCAGAAAATTGGGATATGAATTAGATGGATCAAGCCATGGGGTTGATAATGCTTTAACTCACCGATCTTTAGATGTTTTATATTATAGACCCAATAGATATAATTTTTCAAATATGGGAGGACCAGTTGGGTCTTATGTCCCGGACACTGTTACCAAATTAGATGCTACTGCTTCGGTCTTATCTATACCAGAACAGATTTGTGGTGATGGTATAAATCCCAAGAGTATTTCTATAACGTCTACTGGAATAGGTGGAACAATAACCGACGATGGATCGGGATATCTTGTTAGTAGTTCTGGAGTAAATGTTGGAGACGTTTTTTATTCGGATGGATTAATGGTAGTTACTAATACTGGATCTGCATTTAAAACAGTCTTTAATGATTTTCAACTTACCTTTCAAGGAACTCATAGGATAATAGAGAATGAATATCGATGTATTATTACGGAACGAGATTTTATGGTACCAACAAATCCAACAGCCATGAGCGGCAGTGGTTTGGATGTAAATTCATTAAACTATCCAACTGGTTCGGGAATATTAGCCGGTTTTGTCTCTTCATCAGATTTTGCACCATACATCACAACAATAGGATTATATAATGAAGATGGAGAATTATTAATAGTTGGCAAACCCAGCCAACCAATTCAAAACTCTCAATATCATGATTTGGAATTTGTATTAAGATTTGACACATAAAATGGAAAGTCATTGGTTTTATAAGAGAAAGGTTTTAAATGAACCTCCCGAAAATATGCATGGTTTTGTTTATATTATATTTAATAAAATAAACGATAAAAAATATATTGGAAGAAAGTATTTTTATTCTATTAGAAGAGTAAAGAAAAAGGGTAGTACCCGAAGAAGGGTTACAAAGAAGGAATCCGATTGGAAACAATATATTGGTAGTTCTAAAAGTCTAATTAGTGATATTGAAAAATATGGAAAAGACAATTTTTCATTTCACATAATATCTTTGGGAGAGACCAAAGGCCAGGTTAATTATTTGGAGGAAAATTTTCAACACAAGTTTGATGTTCTAACATCTCATAATTCAGAAGGAGAAAAAGAGTTTTATAATGATAGCATTGGAAATCGAAAATTTATTTCTATAAAGATCAATGAAAACCTTATAAAATCAATAAAAGTACTTTAATTTTTATTTCTCGATTTTTTTTCGTATATTACATAAGACTTATGGATAATCTTAAACTTCAAAGAATATTAGAAGCTGCTTTGGGTAGTGGAGATTTGTTTAGCGGAGATAATGTAGCATTCAATTGTCCATTCTGTCATCATGTTAAGAAAAAACTTCAGATTAATTTGGTTTCTCATAAATGGCATTGTTGGGTTTGTGATGCAAAAGGAAGAACAATATATACTCTGATAAATAAATTAGATGTTAGTAAGGAGATAAAAAAATCCATATCAAAGATTATAAAGTCAGGAGACTTTAGAGAAAATAAGAATCAAGATTATGAGATCCTTTCCTTGCCAAATAGTTTCACGAGATTTTGGGAAGCAAATAAAAATGATCCAGAATATAAAAATGCAATTAAATATCTTTTGTCAAGAGGATTGAGCGTTTTAGATCTATTGAAATATGATGTTGGATTTTGTACAGAAGGTTTATATTCTGGGATGATAGTCATTCCTAGTTACGACGAGAACGGATTAATAAATTTTTATACGGCAAGAAGCTACTATAAAGATTCTTCGTTTAAGCATCGAAATCCTAGAGTCTCTAAAGATATAATTGGTTTTGAATTATTCATAAATTGGAACGAACCCATAACAATAGTTGAAGGGGCATTTGATGCAATTGCTGTAAATAGAAATGCAATCCCCCTATTTGGTAAAAATATGTCAAATAGATTAAAATTAAAAATTGTTGAAAATAAAGTAAAGGTTGTTAATTTAGCCTTAGATAGTGATGCCATTAATCAGGCTTTAAAGCATTGTGAATATTTAATGGCTAATGGAATTAAAGTAAATCTAATTGAACTTGATAACAAAGATCCCTCAGATCTAGGATATCCTGAATTTACCAAAAGATTGAGTAAAGCAAAAGAATTAGATTTTCAAAAAATAATGGAGTATAAATTATTTTGATAAGAAAAAAATATAAAGTTGATTTTAATAATATATCAACAATCCTACATGTTAGTGATATTCACATTAGGAATTTTAAAAGACACAAGGAATATCGTAGCGTATTTAAAAGGTTATATAAGCAGGCCAGAGAACTTCCAGAAAACAGTATAATATATATCGGAGGAGATGTTGTTCACAATAAGACTGATATTTCACCAGAGCTACTTTCTATGACTTCGGAGTTTTTAAATAGCTTAGCAAACATAAGAAAAACTATATTGATAGCAGGTAATCATGACGCAAATCTTAATAATAAAAGCAGATTAGATTCTCTCTCCCCCATAATTAAAAATTTAAATAATCCAAACCTTTATTACTTAAGGGACACCGGTGTTTATTCATTTGCGGATGTTGACTTTATTGTAATGTCAGTATTTGATAAGCCAGAAGATTATCCCAGAAGTGATTGCTCAAAAGCCAACACAAAAATTGCTCTTTATCATGGACCAATGAATTCTTCAATAACAGATGTGGGTTTTAAAATCAGAAATCCCGAAATGACCATAGACCGCTTTGATGGATTTGATATGGTTTTATTGGGCGACATTCACAAGAAACAATTTCTGAATAAAGAAAAAACGATAGCATATTCATCGAGCCTTATTCAACAAAACTTTGGAGAAACTTTTGATGGTCACGGATATATCATTTGGGATGTAAAAAATCGGAAACCTCTTTTTAAAGAGATGTTAAATGATTATGGTTATTATACTATAAATATAAAAGATGGTAAATGTCCTGATATATCCGATATTCCTAAAATGCCAAGAGTACGTTTGATAACAGAAAATACCTCTAATGCCGAAGTAAAAAAGATTCTCATTTCAATCCGGAAGAGATCCAAAATGCAGGATTATTTTGTTATAAGAAAAGAGAATTCATCGGAAATAAACAGAGGAACAAAAAAGGGTTTTGATTTGATTAGAAACCTAAGAGACGTGGAATATCAAAATGTATTAATTGAAGATTATTTGAATCGTAATTCTTTTTTAGATGACTCTACTTTGAATGTCATAAAATCTATTAATAGAGAAATGAATCAACGATTGGTTGATATTGATGTTGGTAGGAACATAAATTGGAAGATAAAGAATTTTGAGTTTTCCAATATGTTTAGCTTTGGAGAAAAAAATAAAGTTGATTTCACAAAAATGAATGGGACGATTGGATTATTTGCAGCTAATCATATTGGAAAAAGCGCTTTATTAGATTCTATATGTTTTTGTTTGTTTGATAAATGTAGTCGAGCTAGTAAGGCCGAAGACATAATGAATAATAAGAAAAGATCCTTTGATTGTAAAATAAATTTTGAAATAGAGGGGGTTGATTATTTTATTGAAAGAAAAGCTAGATATATTAAAAGTGGCCGGGGTAATGTAAGAGTAGATGTTGATTTTTGGATGAGTGGAGAAGATGGAGATGTTATTTCTTTGAATGGAGAACAGAGAAGAGATACAAACAAGAATATTCGTGGATATATTGGAAGTTACGAGGATTTTGTTCTGACGTCATTATCAGTTCAAAATGATAATACGGGATTTATTGATAAGACCCAAACTGAGAGAAAAGATTTGCTAGGTCAGTTTATGGATTTGAATGTTTTTGAAGAATTATATCAGAATGCTAATGATGAGATTAGGGATATCACTGTATTGCTTAATGATTTTAGGAATAATGATTTTACTAACAAGCTTGCAGAATGTGAAGTTTTAGCTAAGAATAAAAAAATTGACTATAATATTTTAGAAAAAGAAAAAACCTCAAAGATTCGAGAACGTAATAAAATAAATGAAAAAATATTAAATCAAACTAAAAAACTAATTACTATAGATGGCGGAGAATTAGACCTTGAAAAGCTTCAATTAGAAAAGAAAGATGTAAGTAATTCAATAAAATCTGGAGAGGGTTTTTTAGTAAATGTTAAATCGGACTATCAAGATACAGAAGAAAAAATAAAACAGTTAAAGGTGCAATTTAGATCTTATTCCGGTAACTTAAGGAGCAAATATGACGAATATCTTAATATAGAAAAACAATTATTAGGTAAGGGTTCAGATTTGGATCAAATCAAGATTATAGTAAAGAATAAACTAGATAAACTTAAAAAATTAGAAGAACACAAATATGATCCAAATTGTGATTATTGTATAAATAATATTTTTGTCAAAGATGCAATTAAAACTAAAGAAGAATTGAATCATGATAAAATAAAAGTGTCTAATATTCTAAAAGTTCTTGAAAGCTTAAAAGAATCTATATCCAAATTAAATGGAGTCAAAGAAAAATATAATGAAAAGTTAGATTTAGAAATTTTGATAAGGACCGAAGAATCTACCTTAAATAAATCAAAAGATTCCATATATAGTATAAAAACAAAATTAGCTTTAAATGAAAAAAGATTTGAAGAAGTTTTAAATCTTATTGATAAAATTCATAAAAATAAAAGGGACATAGAAAGAAATTCTAAAATTTCAAAAAATATAGAAGCTTTAGAAGTAGATCGAAATACTGTTAATACGAGAATAAATGAATTAGATTCAAATCTCATCGATCTTTATGGAAAAATTAAAGTAGCAGAAACCACAATAACTTCTATTAATTCATCTATAGAAGAAGCTGGAAATCTTGAAGAAAAATATAAAGCCTATGAGCATTATTTGAGAAGCATAAAAAGAAATGGAATTCCATACGAACTGATTTCGAATGCTTTGCCATACTTAGAAGAGGAAGTTAACTCCATATTATCTCAGATGGTAGAATTCAATGTTAAATTTGAAACGGATGGAAAAAATATAAATACCATAATAGATTATGGTACTGCTGGAAGTTGGTCATTAAATCTGACTTCTGGGATGGAAAAATTTATAGCTTCTTTGGCTATTAGGGTTTCACTTATAAGTCTTACTAATTTACCATGTCCCAATTTTATAGCTATTGATGAGGGGTTTGGAAATTTAGATCCCGAGAATATTAATTCCATGAACACTCTTTTTAACTATTTAAAAAATTACTTTGATTTTATATTAATAATTTCTCATATTGATACAATGAAAGATACTACCGAGGACTTAATTGAGATTAATAAGATCGGAGATTATAGTTTAGTTAAT